TCATCTCATCCATAAATCTTGGCTTATAGAGAGCCCACCATGCTTGTTCCGCTGCGACAGCAGGCGTTATAGCATTTAGGTATTGCTGTTCATCGATGGTATACTTACCATCTTTCCATCTTAGTGAATCTTGAAACAACTCTAAAGATGGTGATAGAGATGCTGTATATACTGCTTTATATTTATCAAGTGACTCTTGAGCTTTACCAGGACTACGAACACCAAGGATCTTAATGTCATAAATTGGAAAAGTGTTTAAAGTCATTTTCATGTCTTTCAATGAACAAATCATTAAATGACCTTTACCATTCTGCTGTAACAAGAAAGATTGTTTAAGAGAAGGGCTTACTTCAAATTCAGCAACATCCTCATTGTGGAATAAACCACCTTGAGAAGCTGAAGGCTTTTTAGTTACAGGCATCGGACTATAAGTAGATGGTCTACCTATAGCCTCATTTGCTTGTTCTAATGAATCATAACTTTTAACATAAACGTCTGGATCTTTTATGCCTGGTTTAAATGGGAAGTAATCTGCAATATCTTTCCAATTGCAATCTACAACACCATAACCTAAAGCAGGATGTTTTACTACGTAATATGGCATGATCACACTCTCCTTTCTGTGATTTGGATGTCGCGCGCAAATGTCGCATAACCCCATCCAATCTTTTGCTTGAATGCGTATAGGATCTGTCCTTCAACAAAATACTTAGGAACATATAACTCTACATTAGATCTACAATCTCTTTTAGAATCATAAAACTTTACAACTACGATCTTTTTATCTGTAGACATACACCTTCACCTCCTCTAATAATCTCAAGAGTAAACTTCACTTGACCTCGTTCTAACACAACAAGATCACCAACACGATAATCCATATAGACAGGCTTACCTAAAGAGATAAGATAACGATACATGTTCAATGAACCAGGTGTAGTAACTCCACCTGCTTTCAAGAACACAACACCGGCATCACATACATCTCCCATAAGCTTATTGCGTATAGGACCTGCCGCCTTACCATCTCTATTCCAATTGGCAAAATATTCCAATTGTGGATATCCTTTAGCTTTAGCATAGCAACCACCAAGAGCGTCAGCACCCTTAGCCATACCATTAACTATGACAGGTAAATAACCCTCTTTAATCTTTACTCTTAACAGATAATCCATGACCATAAACACTAACTCTTGATCACTAAAATCTCTACTTCCTGCACATATTACCTTGTAATCCATACAAATACCACCTTTCAACTAACTAAACCATTTAAGGCCTGTTATAAGATATACTACAAAAATCTCTAAAATCAACACTTGAATGCCAATAAGACAATCAAATAAGACTACTAACTTAACATACCCGTAAGACTTAACAACACCTATAAGCCTTAAGACTCATATATCTACTCATATACCAAGAGTATTACAACATCATACTCAGGTATAGACAACTAAAGTACGACAATCAGCTCAATTATACCCAATCAGAACGATAAATGAGCAAAAGGCCAGGTACTTAGCCTGCCCGTTCGAATACGAGCAGAAATGCTATAGAACATAGCATTATCAACCCTTTTAGATATACAAAAGGTTGAGGATCAGAAGGTAAAGCTTCAAGATCAATTGGAAATAGTACTTCCAATTACCAAAAGGAATAAGGGGTCATGGTGTTAAGAAAACCCCGTAAAAACACCTTGATTTAGGTTAAAATCTCCTAATCATTTCCAGTAATAGGAGATGATTCCCTGGGAATTTAACTGGGAAATAAGACGAAGAGAGAGTGTCTCAATTGATTTATTGACAATTGACTTTATCTCTGTTATACTTTGTATAACAGAGATAAAGTTAAAACACATAACAATCTCCTTTGATATAAAGACAACCTTGAGAGACGGCAAGGTTGTCTTTTCCATTTTACATAAACAGTTAAACAGTTAGTGAGTTTAATAGCCGAAGGCTTATCTTCTTATTGACAACTTGATTTTACCTATGTTATACTAATCGTATAACGTAGGTAAAACGAATAACGAAGCCCTTAAGCATTTACATAGCTTAAGGGCTTCTATAACGTAATCCACTATCTTGACAGAGTCGCTCTTGACGCATATTGCTCTGATCAAGGGATTACTTAAGATTAACATTGGCTTTAACAACATTCTTATGAATACCGGCTTTGCGTTCTTCAACAGTGAATGGTTTACCGCCAACTAAAACAGATTGTTGACAATGCCAACATAAAGCTACACCTTTATACTCTGAAGCAATCAAAGCTTGAACCTTAGGTCTCATGACAAAGGCTAAATTCGCTTTTGTCACATGATGCCCACACTGACAAACTTGATTCGTTTGTTGTGCTTTAGATCTCATGGCTTCAATCTTTTCTTTCGTATAAGCTCCGTTTGCCGAGCCGTTTACTACTGCAGGAAGGGCTTGTTCTCTTGAGGCAGTAACAGTGGTGTTCCCTGCTATTACATTAGCTCTCATCGCTTCTAATTCTTCTCTACTATAACGTGGTTGATGACCAGTTCTAATAGGTTCAGTCTTAGTCACATCAGGTGCCTGTTCCACAACACCTGATTGCTTTCCTTCTAACTCCATGACTCTTGTTTTGAGTAGTACTAACTCTGCAAACATGTCATCTATCTGTTTTTGGGCATAGCTTAAATCTACTATGCCCTCTGTTAATTCTTTGTTGACATATAACCCAAGAACACCATCTTTGATGCCTGCTCTTGGTAATCCTGTTAATTCTGTTACTACTGGAGTAGTTTCAACAGCCTTAACAGTATTGCTCGCTTCGCTCGCGTCAACAGTTGTGCTCGCTTCGCTCGCACCAACTTCAACAAACGATACATCAGCCATTGGGAATACATTACCTCTTTTAGCCATATCGATATAGAACTCAAAGATTGCTTCAAGGTTTTCTTCCTCACTGAGTCTGATTACTTCTGGTAAGCATTCATGAAGTTCGATAAGCTGAGCTCTCTTAATTACTTTGAATGCAGTATTGCTGATTTTTAGCATAGGATGAAGAGTTTCAATTAGATTGCGGATTTCCATTTTAGTTGTTTGTTCTGTAATAGTCATAGTAGGCACCTCCATAGTTTTAGTTTTAGTTGTAGTTGTTTCACTTAATTGATTAATAGTTGTTGTTGAATTAGACATAATAGTCCCTCCTTTAAATAGAATAGAAAAGGGGACAGCACAATTGCTATCCCCATGATGTTATTTGTTGAAGACAAGGGTGTGGTAGCTTGTCTTATTTACCGAATACAGGTGCATATCTTACTTGAGCTGATTGAGAAACTTCACCAAGGATCTGACCTGCATGTCTGAACAAGATAGAGATGATGTCTCCACCAAAACCAAGTGTTGCTTTAATAAGAGCAGAAGCATGTTTCCATATAAACTGAATAGAACCCCATAAGAATCCTAACAATTTAAGTCCTTGTTCTTTAGCCCAACCAAACAACTTGATACCATTTTCTTTAATTGATTTTCCAAACCTTGCGGCTTTTGCTTTAACATCTACAGATTTGTCTGATCGTTTACCAAGATTGCCTAATGCGATGTTCATGAATTGAAGAAGTTTCTCATCATCTTCATCTGCTACTGTTTTAGACAAGATCTCTTTCTCCATATCGGTTGATTCTTCAGCGATAAATTCTAATGCTTCTGCCACTTCTGATTGTTGTAAATTGCTCATTGCTTGTTTAATTTGCTCAGGTGTAATACCCATTTCTTTTGCAATCATTTGTACTTCTGTCATAGTAGTAGCCTCCTCAGTTTTAGGTACAGTAATAGTTTCAGTTACAGGTGTCGCCGTTGTAGGTACAGTTGAGTTTACGATTGTTTTTTCCATAATGATAGCCTCCTCTTTAATAGGTGTTTCAGGTTTAGTTTCGACAATAGTAATCGGTGTTGCAGTTGCTTTTTGTTTCATCTTAAAAGGTTGTAGTGAATATTTATCTACATCTTTATCAGACGTTATGAATTGAGCAATTTTAGCTACAGCTCTTTTTGTGTTGTAGACTTCAGCTTGTTCGTCTTCTTTGTAAAGAACAGGTAATAAGATAATTGCATCTTTAGGTAAATACTCAAATGCTTCCATTGATCCGTTTTCAAATTCATAAGTGAGTTTGAATCCTTTAAGTGATTTGTAAAGTTCTGGTGTTGAATACTTGATTTCGATTGATTTAGTCATGGTTTATCCTCCTTGGATTTTAGGGTATAGAAAAAGGACACCCACAATGGATGCCCTATAGACTAACTACTTATTTAGTTCGACCAAATGAATGGCCATACTTACTGTTTTGCTTTAGTACCCAATCTATAGAGTTTATAAAGCGTTTATCTGTAGCTGTGCTTAAATTGGAAAAGAATCGGATATCTTCATCTAATACCCTTTCCCCTAATATGAGTATTGCATAAGCCGCATCATAGGACTCTTGTGAATACTCTTTGTTCTTATAACTCTTAGTACGAATACCATTGAATTGGGTGCCATTACCTGCTTCTATTATAGATTGCAATGTACCCCCATAGTGCACATGTCTATTTAGGATAACATTAGCTTCAAGTCGTCTATCCCAATCAGGTAACCTGGATTCAGATGGGCATTCTACTTCTAATATAGAGGCCAATAGTATAACGTCATTTTCATTATAGGTCTTTGAGGTAGGCATTTGTCTTTCTGTGTAACTACCTCTACTGAAGTGATTTCCCCCTAATGGTTTACTCACTTCTACTATTGTTTCTGTTACCTCTGCTACCTCTGTTGTTTCTTCTACTAATACAGCAATAGTATATATCTTTAATTCATGTGGTAAAGATGTAGGTACTGGTGTAACGATTACTCTATGAGTTTTAGGGATAATGGGATAAATAACAGTTGATGTAACCAGATAAGCTAAAATGACTACACCTATCCATAACATAAATACAATCCAATACTTGTGAATATACCATAGAGGACTGTTTTTTCTGATTTTCTTTCTCTTATTCATAATACCTCCTTCGATTAGTATAACATATTCTGTCTTTGTCTTCTCCTCTCTATTTTTCTTCTTCATTCATCATTATGACTTTCTCTTTGATTAGTACGTTTAATGTAATGATATCTACTGTGATGTCATATTCCTCATTAGTCGATAATAAGATAACATGATACGTACCCATGAATGCCTCCTTTCTTTAATATCTGTTTCGTCTTAATTAGACTCGTCAGTATGGACATATATCCATATACAGAGGATAGTTTAATGTCATATCCAGGACATAGTGATTAGAATACAAGATCAGCAACTAATGTATCAAATTCATCATCAGTGAGTATAACAACATTACCAAATACAGGCTTAACCAATTTCTTTTTATTCTCTACTACTGTTTGTTTTGTTACTTCCTTACCTAACGCAATGTTCATTACATCGATCATGTCTTGGATTGATTCTTCTAATAGTCTCATAGCATCCTCCTTGGATTCTCAAATAGGGGTGGGGCATTAAACGCAATAACATAACTCATATATATAGTGTTGGTACTCCGGTCCCGTATATAGTTTTTCAACCTATATAGCTTCCATTTATTCCCAATCCCCTCCCTCAAGAGAAGAGATGCGGCTTCGCCGCAAAGGCTCTCCCGGCTAACACCGGGTTAAGCATCCACGACACATACTCAAACAAAACATCGGCTTACGCCGGATAAGAAAAGGAAAGGACAATTCCATTTGTCCTTTCCTTTTCTTACAACAACACTCTACTTAATAGGGGTGGGGCGACAATTTAAGCCTCAGAAACAGATCGTGCAGTCAATCCTATATATGTATATATAATTAAAACTGGCTTATATAAGAGAAACTATGATATAATAGCTATATTAAAACGATATGGGGGTTACAAAAATGGTAGAGAAAAAGGAATCGTTAGAAGTAGTATTAGAAAGATTACATAGAGCAGCGGCATATGGAGAATCTGTGATCTATCATGGTCAAGATTTAAGGGACTTAATTTCTATGTTAGATGAGCTTACTGTGTATAGAAGTAAGGAAGAGAATTTAACAGATATAATAGAGACAACAGGAATAGAAGTTTTAGAATCAGAAGCTATCTTAGTAGAGATATCCGTTTCATTTGATAATGACTTTAAGAATGCACAATTAAGCGCTTATCATATCTATGATGAGGCTTTAATCCCTTATAACAATAAGAACTTCTTATATAGAAAGCATTACAAGAGAGGTTTGTTTGAGAATCAAACAGAATTTGTAAAACGAATGGCAGAACAGAAAGTATTTATGAGTTATGATGCAATAGAATTAGTTCAAACGAAACAAGAACAGGTCACAAAATTAAGTAAGTAAAAATAGCTTGGGGGATATCTTAAATGGAATTATATCATGCCAGTATAGAACCTTTAACTCATATGGTATTTAATCCCAGAATTCCAGATAATAAAATGACTCAGATTCTTGGTGAAGAGAATAAAACACCAAGGATCTGTTTCTCTAAAAGCATTCATGGATGCTTAGTCGGTCTTGGTAAAAGTCTTAAAGGATTAGAAATTAACATCTATAAACCAATAAAGATAGATACGTCAGTTATTTATATACCAAGTAAAGAAGAAGTCTTTGATGCAACTGAGTCTGAAGAAGTTTGGTATTTAAAAGAAATTGAGTTACAATATCTATGTAAGATTAAAGTCACAGAGCCAATAGATCTATATCTATCTGAATTAGAAAGAACTTATATTGGATGGAAATGGAGTTACTGTAACGAAAGTGATGAATCAATCAAGAAAGATGGTGAAACAATGGATGCTATTCATGATCCTTTATTAGCTGAAAAGATTAGAATGTTAAGTCAAGATGAAGGAAGAAATGATACAGAGATAGCAGAAGAAATTGGTTATAGTAGAAAGACAGTTGTACAAATTCGTCGCTTAAACCAAATACCTAAATGCAATTTAAATAACAGAAGAGACAAACCTATGCTTTGTTATGGATGCAAAAACCCTTACTTTGTAAGAAGAGGATCTAAAATCGGAGAAGAAGTTTGTCCAATTTGTAAACCAGAAGGAAAATTAACTGCAACTACTTGCATTTAGTAAAGAAATAGTGTAATACTATAAGTAAGAGAAATACTCTCACACCTTACTATACAAACAATTAAAGCCTTTAGGCAACCAATTCATCTGTGACGTCTTCCGCAAACGTCAAAATCCCTTAAATGCCAAGGAACTTTTGTTTCTTGGTTTATTTTATATGGTATAATAGAATAGAGACATCACAGGAGAATTATATTGAAACATCAATCGAGTCCATGCAAATATGATTGTGTATGGCGACATGTAGGTTGTCATAGTATTTGTCCAAGATATAAACGATTTAGAGCCTATAGAGATTATTTAATTGAAGTAAAAAATGGGATTAGTAATGTCAATTGCGACATAAGAGGAATCCATAAGAATGGGATAAATAATCGTCATAAAAAGTGAAAATGAAATGAGGTTACTAATATGGCTCAGAGACTTGTAAAAGCAAATACATCTGTTAGTAATAATGAAGTCTATGGCAGAGTAAGACTTGGAAGAACACCAAAGAGAATGCCTGGTGAACCATTTAGAAGAAAACTAAAGAAGAAAGTGGTTAGAGGTAATAAAAGAAGATCCTTCCTCAACCTTGGGAAGGTTAAACGATCATAGGAGGATAAATGATAGAAGAGAAGAATGAAGAAATCATTGAACAAATTGTTAGTGATGTTGTAGTTCCTACACATCAAGATCAAGTGATCACACCTATGATTGCTTCAACAGAAGGAAGACTTAACTCATTGTGGAACCTGCCGCCCGCAGTCATGCAAGAAGCACAAGCAAAGGCGCAGAAAATTAGAATGTCTCATGGTATGCTTGCAGGTGTTCCATTATTGTGTAAAGGTCCTGATTGTTTGTATGCGAAAATATGTAGTATCAGTCCTCAAAATAGAATGGTTGGGTACAGATGTCCTATGGAAGCAGCATCTGTTATCGCAAGATTCGAAGACTATTGTGCTCACTTTAAAGTAGATATCTCTATGGAGATACCGAGAGAAGATGATATTGTCGATCTTGCTCTCATTAAAGATCTTGTAGACATCGAGATCCAAATATTAAGGGCAGATAATAAAGTAGCCATCAATGGTGACTTTATTACGAAGACAGTAGGCACAGTCGACAGCCGTGGTCGTGCATACTACGAAGACGCTGTAGATCAAGCATCTGAATTTAAGATGCGTTTACTGGATAAGAAGTGGAAGCTGATGCAATTGCTTGACTCAACACGTAAAGATAAAGCCTCTAAACAGAAATCACTTAATGATCCTTCTGTTAAAGCAGCTAATATTTTTAGTAAGTTAAGTAATATGGTTTCTGCACATGCCTCTGAAAATTTAGAAGTCATCGATGCCGAATTTGTTAATGTAGAAGAGGATGGTGAATAACAATGGGCGCGAAACAGGTTAAAACAATTATGGAACAAGCAGCTGATATCGCTAATAATGGAAGAAAGACTGTTGCAGGTCAATTCTTTGGTGAATTTGGAGAAAGTATAGGTAACTTTTTTAAGAAGAATTCCGGAGAAGTTGTACAAAAAAACTTCAGTGACGCAAAAGAAGCTTCTGAAACAGCCAAGAATATACGTCAATATATTAAGTCTGGTATTACGAAAGGAACTCCAGAACAAAAACAGATGGCAGCAGCTTATGATACCGCTGCTCTTAACAATAGAATAGAGGGTGCTGCAAGTTGGATGACTGGTGAAGGTTCTTTAACTACTGGCGCTGTAAGGATAGGCGGTACACTTGCTGCTCTTGGTGTTGGATCAAGACTATTAGGTCCTGGTGATTTAACTACAGATGCGCAAGGCAATAAGGATATTGCCGGAATACCATTTATATAAGGAGGTGTTATTATGGCCGGAGCATTTATAGAAGATGTTGTTGGTATGGTTAAAAATGGTTTTAAAAGTGTTAAATCAAATGCCGCAGTAAATGGAATCACAAATGGAATTACAGATGTATTAAGTCCTCAGAAGATTGTTCAGAAAAGATATAGTGATATTTCCAAAGCAGGATCTGAAGTTGTAGAAAACAGTAGAGGATATGCGGATGCGGGTATGGATATAGCAAAAAGAAAGATAGCTAAAGCTCAAGCTGATATGCTGAACACTCATGAAGCAGCTACTGGTAGTGGTTTAAAAAATCACATTAAGGGTTTTGGTGCAGGAACACGCGACATAAATGGCAAAATGGTTGGTGGATTTAAAAACAACGGAATGGATTGGATTTTAGCAAAAGACTTTGAAGATGAAGGTATGAAAAGAATCGGCGTTGGAGCAGCCAGAGCCGGCGTTGCTTCATTTGCTGTCGGCACTACAGGTCGAATGGTTACAGGAAATGGTGGTGCCTTTACTGATAAATACGGTGAAAGAGATATTGCCGGAATACCGTTTATTTAAGAGGTGATCATAATGGGAAAGAATATATTAGATCATGTAATCGGCGGTGTGCTTAAAGCAGGTAAGATAGCTGCTGTAGGTAAAGGTGCCAAATATGCAGATGATGGTACCCGTATGGTAGGAGGTATGGCCGGTTTTGTTGACGGAATAGATTTAGTCCAAGAAGCATATAATATAGGTAATATGGCTGAAGGTGTTATTGGTGTAAACAAAGGCTTATTTAAAGCAGCAACAAAACATGTTGACCCAGGTAATGCTACAGGTGTTATAGCTTCTTTAACAGGTAGAAAAATTAAAACAGGTGTTGCCATAGGAGGTACTGTAGTTCTTGGTGGACTTTCTGTCGGAAGTGAAACATTTAAAGTTCATAATAAGTTTAGCAGAGGAGAAAACATTGGTGTAGTAAATTTACCTGGTGTTACTTCAGAACTTCCTGTAAATGGTACAGAAGATCTTAAAGACGATTCTCTTATTGAAAATATCAAAAGAAACACTTTAAGTAACTATGGAGCTACAGGCGATATTGTCTTTGCTTTAAACAATATGAGGTAGGTGATTTGAATGGGCGCAGTTAAATCTGTTGGTAAAGGTATAGGGAAATACGGCATGACTGCTTTTGGTCTTGCAATGCCTCTTGTTTCTTTTGCCTCAAGACGTGCAGAGGGAGAAGGTTTTATATCAGCCGGAGCTAAAACAATTGCAGAAGAAGTAGCATTCTCCATTGCACCAGGACCTATGATGGCACTTTATATGGGTGGAGCAATAGCAGGTGCTGTATATGATAATGGAATAAAACAAGGAAAACCTCAGTCTGCATCCTATAATGCTAACTTTGGTGGAGATTACTTTGATTCAGACAAAGCATACACCATGCGTCAAGCAGGAGCTGCAGCAATACAAAGATCCGGCATGAATGCAAGAAGTGTACTTGGATCAGAGGCCAGAAGGTACAATAGATGAATAATCAGGTTGTTAGTGAAATCAGCAAACTAAGTAATGCAGAAATCATAGCCCTGATTGATGAACTTGAAAAGACAGATCCCGGGATACTGAAAGAATACAAAGAGGTATTGGGAATAGGTGGATTCAGTACTCAAGAAGTAGGCGAATTCGTAGTTATGAATCGTCCAAAGTCTTGGGCACAAGTCTATCTCAATTGGGAGTCCCGGGATTATCAAGATGACATATTACTTGAAGGCAAGAATGCAAGAAGACTTGTTCTTAGATTAGGACGTCGTCTTGGTAAAACAGAAACAATATGTGTCCTTATATTATGGCATGCCTTTATTCAACCGAATAAAGGTACTAACAATCAGTATGATATTCTGATCATTACACCATTTGAAACACAAATACAATTGATCTTCACACGTATCCGTCAATTGATTGATGCATCTCCTGCTCTTAAAGGATCTATCACAAGAGACATTGAAGGTAGGATAGAATTTAAGAACGGTACAGCTATCATTGGACTTACTGCCGGATCTAAATCAGGTAGTGGCGCAGCCAATACTCGTGGACAAAGAGCTGACCTTATCGTTCTTGATGAGATTGATTACATGGGTGTATCTGAGATTACCAACGTAATAAACATCGCCAACGAGGATCCTCAAAGGATTAAAATACTGGCCGCTTCAACTCCATCTGGTAGACGGGATAACTTCTACAAATGGTGCCGTGGTGCGAGTAGGTCTTATGCGCCATCAAAAGATGATGTTGAGAATTATCGTTTTTCCGGATATATCAAAAGTGCAGTTGAAAAAGGGAAAGGAAATGGATGGGTTGAAATCTATGCCCCTTCTATTGTTAATAAACAACTCCTTATGGAGAATCCTGATACAGGAAGATCTTATCTTGAAGATCTTAAAGAAGAACTTACAGATCTTCGATTCACCCAAGAAGTTATGGCCGAGTTCGGTGAAGAAGAGATGGGCGTTTATCTTAAGAAATATGTCGATAAAGCAATTGCCGAAGGTGCAAGAGTTAAGCACAAATATCTTTCAGATATGTCCAGAGAGGAACTTGCTGCTTGGCATGATACTTATGTTAAACTTAAAGCAGGTCCATTGATTCTCGGTGTAGACTGGGATAAATACAGTGCAGCAACGAACATGGTTATACTTGGTCTTGATCCATATCATACAGATGAACATGGACGTATAAGACCTAAGTTTAAAGTATGGGATAGAATAGAAATACCAAGAGATGATTTCACTTATGCAAATGCAATAGATAGAATCATAGACTTAAATGATATGTATGAATTTGATCATATCGTTGTTGATAAAGGTTATGGAGAGACTCAAATCGAATTGCTTCATAAATATGGTTTGATGCATCCAAGAACAGGTCTTCATATTAAGACTAAAGGTTATCAGTTCTCTGAGAAAGTAAAAGTCATCGATCCATATACTGGTCAAGTAGATAAGAAACCGTTTAAGCCATTTATGGTTAATAACTCAGTTATGGTTTTCGAAAGAGAAGCTATTGTTATTGGACCTAATGATCATTCATTAATTAGTCAGCTTGAACAATATAGAATCAAGAGTATTAGTTCAAGTGGTATCCCTACTTATACAAGCGAAAACGAACATGCACTGGATGCGATGAACCTTGCTCTTGTCATGATGGAACGTCAATATGGTGAATTATTTAAAGGAATGACACATAATTCTAAAGTTATGACAATTCCGAAGTTAACATCTAAGTCAGAAGATGATAAGATAGTATCAAGAGATATTGAAAAAGCAAAGATCATATCACTTATTCCGCCTAAGTTTATTGAACAAGGAAGACATGATGAAGTTGTTAATAAGATTTTTGGTAAACAAATTTCACCATCCAGAAGAAGTAATGCATCATCCATTCCAACAAGGAGGTCTTTTTAATGAGTGACCAAATCAAAGAAATACTCGAATATAGACCTCAGGTTCTTGAAAGAACGGTAGAGACAGAACTTCCTGAAGAATCAAATCCGACACTACAAATGTCGTTTGCTATTGAAGAAAAGAACTGCATCAATGATCTTAAAGAAAATGCTCCCTCAGCTTGTTTAAAGCAAGCTGAGGCGGCTATATCAAAAGCCAAGTCTATGATCAGTGGGATTATAGACTCTTATACTGAAGATCCAAATAAACTGAAGAAGGTTAGAGACTTCAAGTTATCTTTAGAAACTGATGATTATGCAGCAATTGACGAATTTGAAAAGGTCGCAATTACAGATAAAGCGGGTGATCCAAAACTTGAAGTTCTGGCTCCTCTTTATTATATGAACAAAACCATGGAGAAGATGAAAGAGATCATGGTCGTTAACAATTATGGGTCCAATGTCAATTACGACACTGCACTTGAAATGGATAATGACTTATTCTCAATAATCGATAATGCGGAGGAGAATGGAAACTCTATTACAAACTATACTGCGGTATCGTTAGATGCTATTATAGGTAACGGGATGATAACTTACTTCGATGACTGCCTTAATTTCATGGAATCGATTCAAGATATTATTGAGCCAAGTGTAAATACATCGCCTGAATATATACCTGTTGAACTCAGATCAATGATGGACGCTACTTTCTTAAGGGAAGTGGATACGTTTACAAAAGATCACAACAAACTTCGACAGATTGATGATTCATCGATGAAAGAACAATTGGCCGTTAATATGTACAAAGCTCGCGAAACGCTTCTTAAGAATGAAACTTTAGGAAGTTCTATCCTTTCATTAGGGCAGAGTTCTTTAATGGCATCATTCATGGGACAGCTTCAAGAGTCTACAACAGAAGCATTTTCAATCATACTTGATTTCCATAAGCATTCTGCTATGGAATCTATGTATAGAGAAGATTTTGCTACAACCTTAGAACGCAAACAAAGTGTTCGCGAACTCTTCGGTTAATTACTCGATTAAGGAGGTTCCCTTATGTCTCAAATGCAGATTAGAGGAGCCCAAATCAAGGACCATCAAATTAAGGACATTCATATTGATGGTAAACTTTCAGAAGAAGTCTTACTCATCGATTTCGCAAGTCACTCCGCTGAGATCCTTGAAGAGAAGAAAATTGTAGACTATGTACAAAGAAATGACATCGACATCGTATCTGGTGCGACATCTATTTCTTTTGTGTCTACTACACCAAAAGCGAATACTGATGATGACAAAGGTATCGTTGTTGGTAAATATGAAGTACGTCTTAGAGATGCAGGAACTGGAGAACCAGTTGTTCTTACTATTGACGGTGAAAAGTGTTCAATGTTTGGTGATCTTGCTTATGATAGTTCAGTTGGTGAAAATCATACTTACATGATCAACTTTAAAGCAAAGAAAACGGATGGAACTACTGTTATTGCAACAGCACCTGCGAACACAAAAATCAATGTACTTTATCCACAAAGATTCTCACTTCAAGATGTAAGTGAGACATTCGCAGCTAATGAAAGATTTGTTGATGCAGCAGCAGACACAACTGCTCACTTAAACATTAAACAATTAGCTAAAGAATTATTCGGCACAAGTTACTCAATCAACAACACTGGCGACGTATCCAATCCATTTGGAAACGGCAATACATTTCAACAACAAGTTGTTCAAGAAACTCATGGTGTAACTAATCCAAGTGTATCTGCAAGTACAATAATTGATGAAGTAGTTGCAGCTCGTGGAGGCAAAGACAATGTCAATAAAAGACTTACTGACATTGAAGAAAGTGCTGCAACACAAGTGGATCTTATCAAATCTGATTTCTCAAGTGAAACAGCAGGTAAAGGTGCAGCCCTTGTTCATGTAGAGAAAGATAGTATTGTTTATACAGGTCTTTCTTTAACAGAAGGACAAGCATCTGTTCAAAAAGCAATGGATGCTATGTTCACTAAACTTACAACTGATGATGCCAACATTGTGTCTACACTTGCTTCTGTGGCAACAGGTAAAGGTGCAGCTACAATTGGTGTTGAAGATGCTGCAGGTGTATTCACTGCTTTAACTGTTGAAGGCGTTTTAAAAGAGCTCTTCGACAAAATTGGAACAGATGTTGCTGCAGAAGCAGCAACAAGACTTGCAGCAGATAATGCTATTAATGGCAGACTTGTTCTTACTGAAACAGAGATTACTAATGCAAGAGGAACTACTGCTTCTGTGAATGAAAGACTTAATGTTTCTTTAATGCCTGATGGACAACTTAAAGAATACACAGTTTTCCATAAACACGTAGATAAGTCAATTGTTTTAGGTGAGAATTTGAGTGTCTTTACATTCACTTTTTCTGGAGCTGATCAATTCAATAAACCAAAAGCAACAGACACTTATGGGTTTGCTGTTAATGGTATGGATCAACTTTCAGGAGTTCACTTCACAACAACTGTTGATGAAGGAAGTTTCACTGTAACCGTATCAATGTCTGGAGGATCTACTGCTTGGGCAGGAGATGTTGTAACATTGAGATCTACAATTTACGCTGTACCGCAAAAATAACAGAAATAGCAGAGAGGGGTTTTATCCCCCTCGATGATTATGACGGAAGGAGTATGTATGAAAGCAAAGAATCGCAAGAAAAAAGAACGAGATGAATTAATGGATAAAGCAGTTAGAATTAAATGTTGCTTTTGTGACATCAAAGATACCTGTACCAGAAGAGCAGGAAAAGAAAAAGACGAAAAAGCAGGTAGGATGACATATTGTACACAAACTCCGAACCGTCCACGGTCATTTAAACCTAAACAAGAACAATCTTCTTGGCTTAAGTAAACTCTGTGGTTTACATACCAATTTTGTGTATGTTATAATAAACCAGAGAAATCAACTTATTTCAAAGGGTTAAGGGAGGTGAAATGATGAACGTAACAAAAATGCATCTTGATGGGCCAAATAACTTGAAAAGGAATTTAGTATCATTAGAATTCTATAGCTATCATTATACAGCTAATCCAGGGAAAAAGGCCGGAGTACTTAATCACTTCACGTATGCAAATAGACCAGGATTCAAAGCGGCAGACGGAAAGCTATATCAAGATAGTACATGCAGATCTCCATTTTCTTATGGTGCAGCACATATCTATATTGACTCAGTTATCGGTATTGCTGAATTTATTCCACTTAACAAAGTAGCCCCTCATGTTGGCGCACCTCAAAGCAGGTATACACCTTTTATTAAGAAGATGGTTCCTAAATCATCTGATGGAAGTTACAATCCAAATTATTATGGTGTTGGTGCTGAAGTTTGTATAAACCCAGAGAGTGATATTTATCAGTCTCTTGAATATCTTGCTTGGCATGCTGCTAAAACATTGAGAGAGGCAAAGAAACCTGTAGATCGATTCATCAGACATATTGATGTCACAGGCAAATGGTGCCCTGCAATGTCGATTGATGAGAAGACATGGGAGGAAGCGAAAAAGGATCTCAAGGAAATCTATAAAGTAGATGTAACTTGGGTACCTTATATACCGTTTGAAGATGTCAAAGCCAGAGTAAAATTCTATTATGACAATCCAAAAACAGAACCAATTAAATCAGCACTTAGTCCACTTCGAAAAACAATGTCAAATCCGACAGAGAAACCGAAGCCACAAGAACCTGTACCAAAACCCATCATACCTGAAAAGCTAATGACGGGAGTCGAAATCCAGAGATTTATGAATAAGCTGAAGGTAACGGATGCCAAAGGACAAAGACTGGCAGAGGATGGCAAAATAGGTCCTAAGAGTGTTGAAGCAATTAAAAAGCTTGAACTTAAATGCAAGGTGAAGACCGATGGTGTTTGGGATATGACACTTCAAGTTGCTGCAAGAAAACTTTTAGAAAAATAGGAGGTTTATATGGTACAAAGTAGAGAAATGATTGATGCACTTGTTGTTCAACTTCCTTTATTATTGCTCCTTGCGGGTGCTAATGAAAGACTCGTAGAACTAACACTGTCTTTCATTAAAAAGGTAATAAAGATTGACACCAAAAAAGTAAAAGAGAAAAGCGCTGTAATATCCTTTATGGTTGCTTGCGTATTCTGTGCGTACAGTGAGATTAGTTTACTTCCAGGTTTTGCTATGCCGGACTGGTTAAATACAATACTGGCGGCAGGAGTTATCTCTCTTGGAACTAAGTTTCTTCATGATTTCGCTGAGTGGATTGGAGCAATCAGTGTTGCTGCAAAAACTAATGTGTCAAATCCGACACGTAAAACATTTTAGTCATCACTCTTAGAAAGGGAGGTAAGTCATGGGTGTAATTCAAAAAGCAACCGACTGGTTGGCAGTACAGATACTAAAATCTGCAACGCCAATACAGAGAGATGCCTCCGCTTCTAATCCTGATACAAGATTGGAAAAAGGTATTGTAAAACGAATTGGCTATAGAAGCGGTGACGTTTCAAGTCGTGACTTTGAAGCCCCGGAGTTTTCTCTAACCGATATTCAAAATGGTTACAATGTGGACGGATATATTAGACAGGGTATAGATAAGTATGTAGATCAAATCTTCAAAGAAGGTTATGAAATTTACGGTAAGAATGAAAAGACCGTAGAGTACATACTGACAAGACTGACATATATGGCTGAAGCTACAGGACAACCACTTGATCAGTTCATTACCGAAATAGCAGAGGATGTAGTTAAATACGCTAATGCTGTAGTAGTAAAAGCAAGAATGAAGGACCCGGCTCAAATTCCACAAGGAATGACTGTTAAAGGTATTAAAGGCCTTGAACCGGTTGTTGGTTACTTCTTATTGAATCCCTCAACAATGAAAGTTAAAAGAGATAAGAACGGGACGATCCTTGGATGGCAACAGGATTCTGGGGAGAAACCTCAGTCATTCAAAGCTGATGATGTAGTACACTTCTACTATAAAAGAGAACGTGGAAATGCATTCGGAACGCCATTTCTTATCCCTGTATTGGATGATGTAAGGGCGCTTAGACAAGCTGAAGAAAATGCATTGCGTATGTTATATAGAAACATTTACCCATTCTACCATATTGCCGTTGGTGAAAAAGATTCACCAGGGCAAGCGCATGAAGTTGAAGAAGTAATGACTTCAGTAAATAACATGGAAGTAGAAGGTGGATTGGTTACGACCAGTCGTGTTGCTGTAAAAGCTATTGCTGCAGATCAGGTTGTTGATGCAGAACCTTACCTTAGATATTATGAAGATCGAGTCTTTTCTGGCTTAGGTATACCGGCAATAATGTTCGGTAGAGGCGGTACGGCAAACAGGAGCACAGGCGACAGTATGTCGTCTGAAATGTCGGACCGAATCATGGCCATCCAGAAAACGATAGAATCATTCTTTAATCATTTTGTTGTCAGGGAACTATTACTCGAAGGTGGATATGATCCAATTTTGAATAAAGAAGATGCAGTTATGTTAAGGTTTCACAGTAATGACCAAGACAAAAAGATTAAGATGGAGAATCATGCAATCTTTAAGTATGAGCACAATGCGATTACTGAAGATGAAATGAGAGGACTTCTTGGTACAGATCCTATTACGGATAGATCGAAAATGCATATGTCATTGATAACTATTCCATTGGCCGCTGAAAAATCAAAGCAAACTGAATCAGGGACAAATTCAGGATCCAAAGAAACAAACAATAAGAACAAACCTACCAATCAAAATGGGACTAAATCAAGTCCTAAAAAGCAGACAAACAGTGCATATGAGTCTCACATATCAGATCTTAAATATGGCTTAAAAGATTCTGTCCTCTTTAAGATGAAAGAATTTGTAAACTGTAAAGAAGATCAAAAGAAAACAGCAATACTGGATGAGGTTCGACAGGACTTCTTAAGATTCTCGCTGCTTGCTATGGGCTTTACGGATTATTACCACGATTCGGAAGTTGAAGGTATGGAGAAACAGTTATTTGTATTAACAAATGATGTTCTCAGAGATGTGGTTGAATATATTATAGGAATTGATGGAAGTGTATTAACGGATTCTGTTGAAATTAGACTCGATTTATTCTATGATGATATAGACAGGATGTTAAACGACAATCATCTCTTCAGAAAGGAGGCATAACAATGCCGAAGGCATATCAATTAAAAGATGCGAATGGCAAGGAGTTTGAATTTGATGTTCAGGACATTATGGATATGGTGACCAGTCCTCAAATCCCTCTTGAAGATGGTGAGACTCGTAAAGAGATTTCACTTCGCATCATCGATCATATCGGGAATCCTCTTACTCTTGGCCAGATAACGGACTCTGCAGGTAGCAGTGATCCAATTGTAGCTTTAGATGTTAAATTTGAGGCAACTCATAGTGGCAGAAATTTGAACTATACGAATTACCACAGTGATTCAATGGAGAAAGATGCAGCCACATTTATGGTTCCATTTAAAAAGCCACTCATCAAAAATCACGACATGTATGAGGAACCGCTTGGAAGAGTAGTTGATTTTCAGTTTGGTCCTTCCATTTTGAACGATGCAAGAGATTGTATCGCGGTAACATGGAGAGTCACTGACTCAGATGCAATTCCAAAATTCCTTGATGGCCGTTATGGAACATTATCTATAGGCGCTACTGCTAATCACGTTAAGTGTGAAGTATGCGGAAATGATATTGTAAAGGATGGTCAATTCAAGAAATTCTGTGGACACTGGAGAGGTGAGACCTACAATGGTGTTACAGCTTACTGGACAAGCAGAGATCTTGTTTACAAAGAAGGTTCTATTGTCAATGCGCCTGCAGATCATTGGGCACAGGTAATTGAAATTAAAGCGTATACTCAATCACAACTCGATGCTATATCTGATTCATCAAAAGCAAATGCTCAAGATGAGTCAAATGAGGCAGAGGATAAAGAGAAGACGTCAGGAGTTTCAACTATCGCTGATAATGAAAACTCTGCTTCAATCATTGATTCTTTATTAGCTGATAACACAAAAGCGAATTCTTCTACGGAAAGCAATGACAATTCCGACACTGCATCATCTACTACAGATGGTGAAGAGAAGAAAGAAGGCGAAGAAGGAAGCAATGAGGAAGAAAATGAGGGTGAAGGTGATGATGACGAACAAGAAGATGGCGAAAAGTCTAATGAACTTGTAGAAATCAAAACACAACTGGATGCTGCACTTGTTAAAATCACAGGATTAGAAACGGACCTGGCAACAAAAACTGCAGATCTTGATAAAGCAACAGCAACAATTGTAGATCTTGAAGCATCAAAGAAGATCTCAGATGATCAAGCTAATTTGTTTAAGAATCAAGCAGTTAAACTTGCAATTAAATTAAAAGATGATCTTGTTGAATCTATTGTTAAAAAGATGATAGACAAAAATGAAATCACAGCTGAAGAAGCTGATAGCACTAAAATAGCACTTAAGTCAAATACGACTAAAGAGCTTGAAGATAAATTCAGTACATTGTCTAAAACAAGTACACAGGAAATTGCTTCAGTAACTAATCCAGGTCTTGTCAATAATGATGAGAAACATGTGATTAAGGATGAAGATGAACCTGGAAACAAAAAGACAACCGAGATTGCCGAAAAAACTAAGAAGAGTGAAGACGTCCTCAACAAAGTATTGAGCAAATTCGGATTTAACTAAAGGAGGAAAAACACATGGCACTTTGGGAAGGCAATCAGCGCAAGGAAGGAACCAGATCACATACTCACCTTGTTAAATCTGGACACAACAGCCCTGCACAAGAATGGATCTTAGATCCACAGTACAAAAAGCCTGCTCTTTCAGGCGTATTTAAAGATGGGTTCCTTTTCTCTTATCAATACGGTGGTGTTGGTCAAGAAGAAGTCGTAATCCCTATGGGTCGTATGGTCGGTATTGCTCCAAGCGTTAAAAGCTTTGTTACTGGTAAGCTTGCTAACGTTATTACAGCT